AATTACACTCCTTTAAAATTTTATGAAAAAATAGAACGTAAAATCGAACACTCATTCTGGGAGAAGATTTTACGTTCTGATTATAGCAAAAAAAGGGAACAGAAAACAAGATATTTCCAAAAAAAAATTAAATTTTATTATTTTTCTTTAAATGTTCTACAATCGCATCCTCTACAAACTGCGATGAATTCTCTTCTTTCTTAACCAAATCAATATATTTCTGTTTTATAGCAATCCCTGTAATTTTAACTTTTTTCTCACTAGGATCAATTCGTTTTCTGCCCATTGTTTTACACCTCTACAAAATTTTACCTCTTTAACCTACATTTATACATTGACATTTTAACATTAACTACAGTCAACGCTTTCATACATAAATCCATAATAAACAAAAAATGAGAGCCTAGGCTCTCATTCTTAACGATTTTTCTTCATAAAATCATACATAGCTAACTCTAATAATTGATTTTTTGATATACCCTTCTTTTCATATCTCTCTGAAAATCGTTCAAAATCCAAATATAAATCAGAATCTACTGATATAGATTTCTTAACTTTATCACCTTCATATGGCAAATACGCCAATTCTATAAACAAATTAATACGAGAACTCTTATAAACTTTAGCTAATTTTTTCAGGCTTTCTATTTCATCAACTGTCAAAACCTGTCCTTCTATCATACTTTCTTCTTTTAAATCATCATCCTTTTTCACTTCTTCTTTTTTTCTTTCTTTAGTCTGAGCTAACTCAGACTTTTTTACACCTTTTCTCTTAATTACTTCTGAAATTAACATGTTGTCTATCTTATTCTTCTCTGATTCTTCTCCAAAGTACTCATGATACTTCAATTTATTACTATAAACATAACCTAGAGATTTAATTTTTTTACCTAAAGTACTTTTACTAGTGCCTAAACTCTCTGCAATATCTTCTATCTTTTCCTTGTTTTTAACTGCATTAATAACTTCAATAACTTTCAATTTTATTCCCCCAATCAAACAATTTCCTTAGATTAATAATACCATTTTAAGATTTTAATCACATTAAAATCTTACCTATATCAGAATTTATTCTGATTAAAATCTGAAACATAAAATAAAAAAGTCATATTGTTATATGACTTTTACAAATAGACGATATTATTCTTTAACTGTATAATACAAGTACATTCTTTGATAATCATTTTTTTGTCTGGAGAATCTCTTTGGTAACGCCATTACTAAAGTGATTCTTTTTCTTTTATTTTTATTTTTTTCAAACGTTCCGACATAAGCAATTGAACACCAACAGCTTCAACTTTCTTCTGATCCACTCGCGTTTCACCCCAATGAATCAATTTTTTATAAAACTCTTCAACACCTTCGTCATGTTTTAAAGCCCTTAAATATAAGACTGATGAAATTTGTTCATAAAACCACTTATCAAATTGATCTTTTTCCTTTTGTTGCATAGATTCATAATAAAAATCAGCATCTCCATCTAATAATTTCTCCCATAAATAATTAGGATTAACATCATCTAAAGACTTCTTCTTTTTACGAGAACCTAATTTAACTTTTTCTACTGTACTATCTAAAAAATCAGCCCAAAACTTCGCTGAATCACGATTTTTCATATGCTTAGCACCAGTAGTTTTTTTAAAATCAACATATGTAAGAAAAACCGAATAACAAAACTTTTCAAATTTATGCTTGTCCAAAACAATAGCATTCTTAACAAAATTCGTTGCTGCATCATCAACAAGTTGTAATTCACAACGAGTCCAATGTAATAAATCTTCAGCATTCATTTGAGCTTTTTTATCATAAAATCGGAATTGAGTACCTGAACGAGAACCTAAATACCATGTTTCACCATCAGGAACATATTGTAATTTGTCTTCTTCACCATCAACACCAACTAATTTAAATTTCTTAATTTGATGTCCACCTCTAAATCTAGTAGTTAAATTACCATCTTTAATATATCTAGCAATCTTTTTAATGGATACACTACCACTCGTATCATCTTTAGCCACATCGACACGTGAAAAATGAAATTCTTTAGAAATAGAAGATAAAAATTTTAACAATCGAATATCACTTGTCCCATAATCAGAACGAAGCATTTTCAACATTGATCCAGTAAGTATTAAATGAATACCCATATTAGAAGGTGCATCAAATAACAACTGGAATGTATTTTGACCTAAAAATTTATACGATTTTCTATACCCATGTAGACCTTCATCAAAATGTTCAAATAAGAAATCATCAATACCGAAAAAACTGGAAATTTTATTAACAATTTTCCGCGCATTTTCTTGTGAATTCTGTACAGATTTAAAAGTGACTTGAACCCAGTCTAGGTAAGGGATAGTGTAGATATCGAAACAGCCGGGAACCCCCGTGTTACTAGACGGGGGTTCCACAGTTCGTAACTGGAAATCTTCCTTCGAATTAGACACAAAAAACACCTACTAACCCCAAAATATTTAATTACAAATATAAAAAATAAGTACTTAGAATAAAATCTTTTATAAAAAGTGAGACTCTATCCCCTGTTAATATTAACAAGTTAAGAAAGAACCCATAAAATTAAATCTAAAACTCTCTAATTCTCCATAAAATAAGGAAGTACCATATAAACAAAAAATGTTACTAAAGGAATCAATATAAGTAACAATGGATATTCTAACTTCTCCCAAAAACTTAACATCATTAACATCCTTTCTTAATAAATTAAATTTCTCCTTGTTCTTCATATTTACGTTTCTTTTCTTCAATCATCGCAAGTATAAATGTATTACGATTATACTTTTTAAACGGTAGATTATTTTCTCTAGCAATAGTTTTTCTTCTATCATTTTCGATATCTACAATCTCTTCAATCAATTCTATTTCACTAGGTGTAAAGGTAAATTGATAATTCTTTTTCTTTTCCTTGTTATCTTTCACAGTCATATAAAAACCTCCAAACAATTATCTTAAATTCATAATATAACAAAACCGTATTAATATCAATGATAATAATACGGTTTTTTAAAAAAATAATACTATTTTTATTAAATTAGAATTAACTGTTTGATTTTTTATCTCTAGTAAATATATATAGAAGAAGAAACGTGCAAGCAAGATATAAACTAACAAATATAAAACTTACGACACATAACAAGAAATTAAATTCATAAACTGCGATTATTTTAGATGCACCAGCTACATAAATACCTAAACCAAACAAAATCCATATCAAGCTAATAACATCACAAAAATTTACATTGATCGTAAATCTAGTTTTCGTCATTTTTTCAGTAATCACAATTATTTATCCTTTCTACGTTTATAAAACAATAACAACATCAAAAGAACAAAGCCTACAGAGGCTATAAGAAGCCCATATTCAGGCTCTTTTATCGTATAAGGTAAAAACTTAGACTTCATAAAAAACTCTTCATTTGTAGGCATATACTCACTCATTCCGATACTTTTTCCTTTAATACAGTTTCTTTTATTGCTTTATAAAAACAATACATTGATATACACCAAAAACCATAAATAATCACATTATCCATCTAAATTCACTCTCTTAAACTTAGAAATTTTATAAGCACTCATAAACAACATAATTCGATTCAATGCATTAAACGTTATAAACGGAAACAACAATAATAATATAACTTTCAATAGCATCTTAAACGCTCCAAATCGACTCGTACGACATATAACCAAGAGCAACAAACACAATACACCCGAACACATTTAAAAACGATAGAAGCAAAAATGAAAGCTTCATATTTCTAAAGAATTTCTTTATATTATCAACGAATAAACAAAGCATATAACCGACACACAACCAACTTAAAACAAAAAATAACATCATCATATTTATCACCTTATTTATTAACCATGAATCACACAGGGATCATCATGATAAAATAGTTTGTTTTAATTTATAAATTATATAGAAAGCTAACGGAATACTTACCGCAAACGCTAACGCTAACCACAACCCACTAAACATAGTTCCAACACCATCAGACACATCTTTAACACCATAATTACTATCAATTACAGGTATTGTTTTTACATCAGGAACACCAAACGCCTCTAAACTCAATCCACTAGCATTTCCCGAACGGTCAACCGCTTGAACTTGAATTTTATACTTTCTACCATTCTCTAAATTTTTAATTACAAAATTAGTAGAAGTAATCAAATTACCATTAATCTTTTCACCATCTACATATACGTTATAACCCGCTAAATCTTTATCACTGACTTTATCCCAAGAAGCAATTAAAGCACCGTTAGAAGGCTTAACATCCACATTAAACGGCACATGTGGTGGAACATCATCTTTTTCTTCCAAAGTCGTTACAGACAAACTAACAGGCGGTGAATCATTCTTATCTTTATCTACAGAAATAACACTAAATGTATAATCTGTTAACGGTTTAAGATTTTCCACTACAAACTCTTCTTTTAAACCAATTTCAGCTATTTTCTTTCCATTTTGTAAAATCTTATATCCTGCTAAATCATCATCACTAGGTTTTTTCCATTTTAATTTCACAGTTTTATCAGTTGGATCAGCCTTTAAAAACGAAACTGGATTAGGTGGAATTGTCTTAGGGTCTACAAGTGTAGAAACATTCCTAGTAATTGAATTAGATTCAAGAATTTCACCATTTGACTCATATAAGGAAACAAACTTAAAATTATATCCTTTATTAGATTCCAAATCAGAAAATTTATAAGATGTATCAGAAGGCGAAACAGTAGCAATTTCTTTATTATCTACAAATACCTTTACACCTCTATAAAGTTCATTTTTTGGATTAGACCAAGTAAATTTAACATCATTAACACCTGGTACAGAATTCAAATTTGTAATAGATGGAACATACTTAGAACCAAACATTTTTAAATCATATAAAGTCGCACCACCCTGAATACCAAGATACCTAAAATTTTGAACCTCAAAATTTTCCTTATACTCAACAGTATCTTTAGATAATGAAGAACCTGATGGATATGTTCTTGTTTCCTTAATTAATTTTTTATCATCATTATAAAACTGCAATTTAAAGGTAGTACTGTTATATCTATTAACTTGTATAAACGCTCTAAAACTACCAATACTATAATTATCTTTTAAATCTACAAAAAACGGAGATGGTAATCCATAACTTGTAGAATCATCATTATCAATCACTTTATCAAAATATCTAGAAGCTAAATTATCACTAAAATTTATATCTCTACTAATAACAAAACCTTTTCCAGTAGTTAAAATATTAGTCTCACTTTCTTCTGCATAAACATTAAACGAACACATAAACACTAAAAAGAATGACATTACAACAAAACACTTCTTAAATCGCAATCAACACACCTCTACCTCCATTTAAAGCATTTAATATTTAAACTAAAAACATTACGGTAAAATAGTATGTTTTAATTTGTAAATTACATAGAAAGCTAAAACAATACCAACCGAGAACGCTAATGCGGGCCATATCTGACTAAACATTGTTCCAACACCATCAGACACATCTTTAACACCATAATTACTTTCAATTACAGGGATCGTATTTACATCAGGAGTACCGAATGCTGCTAAACTCAATTCACTAGCATTTCCCGAACGGTCAACCGCTTGAACTTGAACTTTATACTTCTTACTATTTTCTAGATTTTTAATTACAAAATTAGTAGAAGTAATTAAATTACTATTAATTTTCTTACCATCTACATATAAGTTATAACCTGCTAAATCTTTATCACTCACTTTATCCCAAGAAGCAATTAAAGCACCATTAGAAGGCTTAGCAAACACATTTGATGGAACGTGTGGCGGTTCTTCATCATTCTCTTCTAAAGTCTTCACAGACAAACTAACAGGCGGTGAATCATTCTTATCTCTATCTACAGAAATAACTCCAAATGTATAATCTGTTAACGGTTGAAGATTTTTCACTGTAAATTCTTCTTCTAAACCAATTTCAGCAACCTGTTTTCCATTTTGTAAAATTTTAAACCCTGCTAAATCGTCGTCCTTAGGCTTTTTCCATTTTAATTTCACTGTTTTATCAGTTGGTTCAGCCGTTAAAGAAGATACTGGACTTGGAGGAATTGTCTTTGGATCAACAAGAGTTTTTACTCCTTTTTGAATACCTAATGACTTATTCTCTCCATATAAAGCAACAAACTCAAAATTATAATTCTTATTCCCTTCTAAACCTTCAACCTTATAAGAGCTTACACTTTTATCTACAGTTTTTAAAAATTCACCATCTTTATAAACTGATACACCAGAAAATGTTGAATTAACAGGATTTTCCCAAGTGAAATTCACATCATTTACACCTTCAACAACATTTAATTTTGAAATATCATCAAACGTTTCATACCCATCCGCACCATTAGGAACATAAATAATCATTTCCTTTATAACAACATTAACACCAGTGTTATTTAAAATAGAAACAGTATCAAAACTTTTACCTACTACTTCTAAAACAAATTCACCCTTATCTTTATCACCTAAATAAGAAGCAAAATTATAAGTAGCACTCCACGAATTACCTGTAGTTAATTCCATATAAAGAAGATTCTTTTTAACTCCAGGAGGTAATTCAACATAAAATTTGTGCTTAACACGTTGCCCTTTAATAGGTTTATCCAATTTAATTTTATATCCAAAATCCTTATCAACGCTTATATCTTTAAATTGTTTTAATACATCCTTAGAAGTAGGCATAACCTCTTCAGCACTAGCAAAACTAGGTAAAACAGATAAACACATTATCATCATTATTGAAAACACTGCAAAACACTTCTTAAATCGCAACTAACACACCTCTACCTCCATTTAGCTAAATCTTTAACAAGGAACCAAGTAGTATTTTTCAAAACGCTTCACTGAAAAATCTCCACTTTCTTCACTACGTTACGTCCTTGTGAAACATTTTTAGGTGCTTTTGGGCTTATTGCCAAGCCGAATATACCCAAAAGTAGGATTTACGCTAATCGGCTTGTTCTAGCCATTATAAGCACCTAATCGCTTTCCTAACGTTCATATTTTCGAACCTACTTCTTATCAATCACGTTTTCTTTTAAAGCCAGCCTTCCAACCCCAAAAGTTAGGGAAAAGATTAAAATCAATTTAAATCCTTGCTTAATTCTTTACTTAAATTTTTCAACTGATATTCAAGCTTATATAATTCTAATTTTTCTTGTTCTGTAAATTTATATTTGCTATCTAATCTTCTAATCTGACTCATACATGAATCAAACGCCTGTAGAGTACCTTCTACTTGTCTTTTTACTCTTTTACTACCAATCACAACAAATCCCCCTTAACGCATACTATCTAAATGCAAACGAACCACAGTTAAACTATCAATCACTTTGTAATAATCCCTTGGATCAATACCCAAAAGTTTTAATTTCTCCTTTAAATTATCAATTTCAGCACACACATTTTTTATTGATTGCTCCACAACAAAACTATTTTTCATGTTTCAATCATCCCCTCAACATTAACCGCTCATGCCCACCCGCTAGGGCGTGTGTGCATTTCGTGCTAACGCAAATGTTATATCGCTTGTTTCAAACTTCTCAACCTTTTTAGTTTTAAATTAGTCGTATAATAATCATCATTTATTTCTCTTAATTGACTCAATAAAGATTCATATTCATTTTTATTGGCTGGATATTCAATAGGAACAACCATAGAATGAGTTTCAAATACATCTCCAGCTAATTTAAAAGCGTGTTCTTTCTTCATCTTTTTTGTTTTCAACAATATTCCTGATTGATTATCTACTATTGGATAATAAAAATATTCTTTATCCTTTCTAACAGGTACAAAAACAGACGTTACATCCCTAAAACGACTATCAACATTACTAAATATAGGAGTCGTTAACATCAACGTACAACGCATTTTCCGTAAATAGAAAGCCATATGCGACCAATATTTCGCCGCATTAGAAAGAGAATTTCGGCTATCTATATCTGTATGACATTCATCTAGTAATAAAACGCTTGATGGTTCTTTAGCAATATTTAAAAAATCATTAAACGATTTAAAAGGTTTAGCACCTTTTACGCCAAAATTGGAATACAATGTACAACCAGTTTTTTGTTGATACATTACAGCTTCAAGAACCATTCCTAAAGTTTTACCGTTTCCCATTAAACCTGTAAACGTCCAAACATACACTATCTGTTCACATCCCTTTGTATTCTTTGTTGTTCTCTCATATGCTTATTCATTTCAGGCATAACTCCATTAGCTGAAGCAACTTGTGCTTTGATTAAACCTGATAATTTAGCATTACCTTTAATACGATCAGCAAGCGTAATTTTGTTAATTAATTCGAAGAATCTTTGGAACGGTGTAACTTTCGGTTTCATATCAACCATAAATTTCGCAATATCTCCAACACCCATTTCTTGCATTAAAAACATAGCTTGTACTTGTTCACTTTTAAGTGGTACACCATTCTGTTGCATAAAATACAACAACTCAAGCATTTCATTATTTTCAACTTCTTCATTTTCTTCTTCATAAAAATCAGACACCATAACCTCTTGAACTGGAGTATGATCCGCCTGATAAAGCATGTCAGCAATTTGCTTTTTTGTTAAATTAGGAAATTCTTCATTACATAACTGTTGGTCTATCGTTTCCAAAGACATATCCCTCTCTTTCTAAAATTTCTTTTATTTTTCTACCTACAATACGGTCATTTTCATTGTCACTAGCTAACATTCTCTTAGAAACCTTAGCAAATTGTTTATAATTATACGATTTACTAAAATCCCACAAATTAATAGTTTTAAACATACAATCACCCCATCATTTCATTAAACATTCGTATTTCACATTAAATATCAGCTGAAATTTGCACGGCTGCCATTACATTCCCGAAGTAAATCACGAACATTATTTAAGTAACAAAGTAAGAACTACAATCACCCAAGGAATCATTTTCTCGAAGTTAAAAGATTTTTGAGTATCATATTTAAATATGTTTTTAATGGCTGTTGAACGTCTCAATGTTTTTAATTTCTCAGCTTCCATTTTGCTAGGAATATCAACATTAAACATATACGATATAGCACCCTCAGTTTCGTTATAATAACGAATCGCATCGTCTGTCTTATAAATGCCTGTCTCCGTCTCTACTACATCACTATCGGCACTTATGACACGTTCTACATACATAACCTCATCGCGAATAACATACGCTTTATGATTACTAAAAGATTGACCTTTTTTCTTAAACATTATCTATACCTCACTTACTCATCTTTCTAAATATAAGAAATGTTGGAAGTACTAAAAACAAGAATAGTCCAAATCCAACCGAACCACCGATTGTAAAAAACACGCTAAATACGTTTGTATTCATTAATATTCCCTCGCCTTTTTACATAGATATAACGCTACAAAACTAGCAATAATACCACATACAATAAGAACTACAGAACTCAATACATTCACTCTCCTGTAACCTTGTTATATACGAATAAAGCAACTAAACCAGTAATAATACCGCCAATAATCCCCACAATAGGACTTACATTAAATAATTCCATTTATAACGCCTCCATATAACTAATCAATTGCAACATAGTCAAAACTCCTAATAAAAGGACAACACTAGCTAAAAACATAGATTCTAACAAACTTAATCTCCCCATCTATATCTACCACCATTTCACGAATATCTTAAATTCAATAACGCCATGTTTAAACGCCATTACAACAAACAAAATTCCGTAAGTGGCTGCCAATATACATGCGGTACTTACAAACACGACCCAACCATTACCAAGCATTGCAAATGCTTTAAAAAACGAATTTGGATTGATTGGATGTGATGCTGGCACAGTTAATTTCATAATTGCGTTAAACATTTGATTCAACCAACCAAAGATTGGACTAAAAATAGTATCAATAACAGATTTCATACAAACACCTATTTCTTTCTCTCAGGGAATGAAAAGCCCATACTACCACCATATAAGGAGAACACTTTCATACCGAAGAACAACCACAGAAAGGCTGTAGCAACCAATGGAACAGTAGTCATTAACCCTGTAGGCATTACTTTATCTATAACAACTTGGAAACCGTTTTGGGCTTCATGTGGAAGGTACACTTTCCCACTGGGGACAACTCCAATCCACATAAGCAAAGTTTTAATAACGCTTGTAGCAACCGCCCAGAAAAACTGTAGTAAAGCCGTAAAAATTTTCACGATTAGTACAACAACCTTGAACAAACAAGCGAAAAAGTAGAAAATACCTTCTAGAAATTCTAGTAAGTACCCTAATGGTTTAGTTAAAAACTCCATAAAACTTTTAAAACCGTTTACCATTGCATTACCAAACTTACTTAAACCTTTTAATATGGCATCAGTCATAACTTAGTAGCCCCAAGTCAAAACATCTTTAAACTTGATACCAATAGCAAACGTCAGCATTACAACAAAACATATATATATAGTTGTATCGGAATAATCCAAACATAATTTTAAAACGTTAAAAATATCATTAACCGTTAACATACATACACTCCTTACTTTAAAACGGGATCTCTCGTAAGAAATGGATCTCTACTCATTACGGGATCTCTACCAACAGGTGCTTCCCTCTCAGGTACACCATCCTTACCTAAAGGTTTATCCCTATCAGGTGTTTTATCTTTGCTTGATGGCCCATCTCTATCAGGTGTCTTATCCTTAGAAGGTATACCATCTTTATTAGGTGTTTTATCTTTAGAAGGTGTACCATCTTTATCAGGCGTTTTATCCTTAGAAGGTGTACCATCCTTATCAGGTGTCTTATCCTTACTAGATGGTTTATCCCTCTCAGAAGGTTTGTCCTTTTCTGTTGGCTTATCCTTATCAGGAGTTTTATCCTTTTCAGATGGTTTATCCTTATCAGGAGTTTTATCCTTTTCAGAAGGCTTGTCCTTCTCTGTAGGCTTATCCTTTTCGGACTTATCTTCCTTACTCATTTCTTTTCCGTCTTCATCCTTCCAAGGTTTTGGATCAGGTGCATCAGGAAGAGCATCAGTAGGGACTTTTTCTTCTTTTCCTTCTTTAAAATATTCATTTTTATCTTCAAACTTTTGATTTTCATCTTTCGGCATAATCAAATCAGGCTTTTTCAATTCATCTATTACAACCTCAGTTGTAGGCTTCATTTCCTTTAAAATTTCACGTAACGTATCATTAACAGTATCAACAGCATCCTTAATTCCTTTTGTATTTTCAGCAATATCTTTCGTATTATTTGCTATTTCTTTATTAGAATCAGCAATATCTTTCGTATTATTTGCCGTATCTTTACTAGAAGTTTCAATATTTTTCAAAGCATTATTTATATCTTCTAAAGCTTTTTCTAACTTCTCATTACTACCTGTATTGCCATTTCCACCATTGTTATTATTATCTTTTGGTTCTTCTATCTCTCCTGATCCAGACGGTTTATCATCAGGAATTTTCTCATTAACACAAATTCCATTATTTGCTCCATCTTGGTCTCTAAAATCATCAGGATTAACAGCCTCTTCGGGAAGTTCATAATACTTCGCACCTTCACCCCAATATTGAGTTACTCCAGTACCTTCAGCATTTTTAGGAAATCCTTTAATTTTAAAACGTACATATCCTTTAACTTTTCCATTAACAAAAACATAAAAGGCGTACGTGCCATTTTCCTTAATATTAATATCAAACTCATTCTTTTTTTGTGATGGTCTAGTCCATTTCACTAAGCCAAAATTAAAGCTACAATCATTAACAAGCATTAATTCACTTAATTGGAAAGTCACTACATTTTCGGCATCCGTAACCTTCAACGTAAGGCTATAATAACCACCATTTAAGCCCTTATTCTCTATGGACACACCTTTACTACCAACGACCTGATAAGAAGGTGAATCAGCATAAATAGAAGGATTAAAAGAAACTAACATAACTAATAATGAACAAAATATAATTGCTATTTTTTTAAACATATTTTTTCTTTATCCATCTCTTTAATCTCATTCCAATCTTGAAAAAACGCATAAATACCTACACAAATTCCAAACACCCCAAGAGGAAGCATTATTATAGGAAACATAAAATTTATAAAATCCACTAAATCTTTTAACATCAAATCATTCCTTTACTTATCTAAGATAATCTTATCTTTGTACTCTATAACTTTTAATTTCTTTCCAATCTCAATAGTTTCATATTCATCCTTTGAAACTTCTATCTCTTTTAAAGAATCGTTTAAATATAATTTAATTAAATACTTATCTGAATCAGCTACAGCAACAGAACCATTTACAACCACAAATCCTTCTTTAAATTCCTTATCAACAACAACAGATTCAATATGATGACCATTAGTAATTAATTCTTTTTCAGAATTAATTCTATTTTGTTCAATACCACTCAAACCTTTATATAGACAAAAACCTAACAAAAATAAAACTAAACTAAATTTAAAAATATCAATTAAATCCCACAAAAGTTCTTTAAAAAACTTTTTAATAACGATCACTCCAATAAAAAAGGAAAGGGAAAATACTCCCTTCCCTTATTTTTTATATAGGAAACCTTTTCTACTATTTAACTAAATATGCTAGATGAAATTAATTGGATACGAAGATACCTTTTAAATAACGGATAATAAGAAATGCTAACGGAATACTGATAGCAAACGCCGCCGCTAACCAAATACTTGAAATCCAGTTACCTGTTGATGTTGAAACATCTGCTAAATCGTAATCTAATTTTACTGCTGGAATACCTTCACCTAATAGAAAATTGTTCATTTAAAAATTCCTCCATATCAATCATCTGCATATTGATTTTTATATTTTTTCATTACATAAAACGCAAAAGCTATACCTAAAAGTAACAATACATATGGTTTGAAAGTATGCCATGCATAACCAAACTCTCTAAAAACAGTCCCCATATGTGATTGCTCAACATTAAAATCCCATTTGGGAACCTTATCGCTATGACGGTCAAAGAAACCCATTATCGAACTACTCCTAAAATCTTACCGAGTGTGAACGCTGCAAAACTTGCACCAATCCATAGATACAAAACTGCATCTGCACTAGCAAACGTATTATAAGCGTAGCGAATAACTTGATTTATCGGCATATCGAAACTCACAAGTTAATCCCCCCATCTTTTATATAAATAAAGTGAAACAATTAGGAGGGCTATAAAACTAGTAACACCAGTTAAATATTTAACAAAACTCGTATTACTAAACAGCCAAACTACTGCATGATTAAACGTTGCATCATTCATACCCTTAGCAACTCCTTACCAAAGCGTACAAATGCACAACCTACAACTATGATCACTACGGGAAGTCCTAAATATGAATACATCGAGAATAACTCAACCATCTATCTAACGACCTCCCATATCCATTTCAAAACAAATAGCACAATTAAAGTTAATAGTAGAAAAGATAAAGCTAACTCGCCATAAGTGAAGCTTTTAAATACTTGAAATGTGCCTTCTGTTGTTTCTACAACATAGTTTTGAAAAAAATCATTCAAAGATTCTTTAACATTCATTTTTTTGTCTTCATATAACGTTATTACGCTATATCGATCAATTTAAAATACGCTTTATTTTGATAAGCATTAATAGAAACATTCGCCTTAATAGGTGTTCCCATTTTTGTTTCTTTAAACTTATTTAAAACCTCTAAATCATCACACTTGATAACAACTGTTTTTTCATTATCAGTACTCTCCGGCTGATAAACATCCAATTGTACAAATGATTTTTCAACACCATTAAAACTAGATTTTTTAATACTTGAACTCAAGTATTGTCCTTCAATAATTGCCTTTGGCATAAAATTACACTCCTTTAAAATTTTATGAAAAAATAGAACGTAAAATCGAACACTCATTCTGGGAGAAGATTTTACGTTCTGATTATAGCAAAAAAAGGGAACAGAAAACAAGATATTTCCAAAAAAAAA